AGAAGAAAGAATGGCTTTTGAAAACACATCTAAGATGATTGCCCTTTCCTCAGCTAGTTATACATTTGAAAATCTATATAAAACATACAAAGACTGGATGGAGAAAATAACCACGGAAGAAAAGGTCGGGGAAGCAAAATATTTTATTTCCCAAATGGGATACGAATCTCTCCCGGAAGAAATGATCGACCCAATTATTATTGAGGAAGCTCAAGGCGGAGGACAGAGCCATAGTTCTTTCTTGCGTGAGTATTGCGCTACGTTTACCGACGGAAGCGATAGTTATTTTAGTGCCAGAAAAATGCACGAATGTACAATTCCAGATGGGGAGGAGCCAACCACGCAACTATTTGGAACCAAGGGGTCAAAATACATATTGGGCATCGATCCGAGTTTTAGTAACAGTCCGTCGTCTGACTTTTTTGCGATGTCTGTGTTAGAGCTAGACGATAAAACCCAGCAGGGCACACTGGTTCATACCTACGCTGTAGCTGGCGGGAATTTGACGGACCATATAAAATACCTTCATTACATTTTAACTCATTTTAATATAGAGATGGTTATCATTGATAACGCAGGAGCAGAATTTATAGATAGCGCCAATGCATCCGCCATGTTTAAGGAAAGCAGAATTAAGATAAATTTTTTCGAATTCAATAGCGCCAAAGACGGAGAAGACTACAGAAAAGAAATAGCAAGAGCGGGCAGAGCGTATAATAAGACCGCCAATTATATATGCTTCAAACAGGTGTTTACTTCTGACTTCATAAGAAAAGCGAATGAGCATCTCCAAACATGCATAGACCATAAGAAGGTATGGTTTGCGTCAAGAGCAGCAGCATGCGACCCAGCGTTCAACAGGAACATATCTAAGAAGCTCCCCTTAAAGGACGTTAATGAACCAAGCGTATTAGAGTTTGTGGAAACCCAAGACGCCCTAGTATATCAAACAAAAAAACAATGCGCCCTTGTGGAGGTGAAAAGCACAGCGAAGGGAACCCAAACATTTGATTTACCTCTTCACCTTAAGAAAAGTACATCCGCACATAAAGCTAGAAAAGATAACTATACCACTTTAATGCTTGGATGCTGGGGCATTAAGTGCTATTATGATATACAAAACGCTAAAATGATTGGAGTCGAGGATACCTTTACTCCATACATGATACAATAATCCAAAAAAAACCGAGAAAAACCGTGTAAATTCCTTTTGATATGCCAAGACCAAAGAAAACCGTAGAAGTCGAACCTCTAATGGCCGGAATGGAAGAGTCTCGGGCTTATGTAAACGCCGAGAAAAAAACCAGATCCCGTCGTAACATCGCCGGAACCATAGAAAGGACCAACAGGTTCACCAACATAGAGAATGGGCTGGTTCCGTTCAATTATTCCAAGGGGACAGCAAAATACACCAATATGGACGTGAGGGAAGCGTGCATCCTCTGTCAAAAAGCATACTGGAATTTCGCGGTGTTCCGTAACACCATTGACCTGATGACCGAATTCTCCATTGAGAATATCTATTTTACGGGAGGGTCAAAAAAGTCCAAACAATTCTTCGAAGCGCTTTTAGAAAAGATTAACATATGGGCGTTACAGGATAAATTTTTCAGAGAATATTTTAGATCTGGTAACGTATTTATACATAGGTTCGACGGGAAGATACCGATAAACGAAGTGAACAAACTCACGAGAGTTTTCAAAACTAAAATCCTCTCAAGCAAAGCCGAAAATCTTCTGTTGCCAATAAGGTACGTTATACTTAATCCAGTAAGTATTGAATCAGGCGGAAACGTTTCATTCGTAAGGAATGATTATTACAAACTTCTTTCTGATTACGAAATAGAAAGGTTAAGGTCTCCCAGATCAGAGGAAGATAAGGAGCTTTACAAGGCGCTTCCACCAGACATAAAAAAACAAATTAATAAACCCGGGAACCATGCGATAAGGCTCCCCTTAGATAAAGACAAGACTCTAGCTATTTTTTACAAGAAACAAGATTACGAGCCCTTGGCAATCCCAATGGGTTGGCCTGTTCTCGAAGCGATAAACTGCAAAGCTGAAATGAGAAAAATGGACATGGCAATTACCAGAACCATGCAGCAAGCTATACTTTTAATTACGATGGGAACGGAGCCAGACAAAGGCGGAGTTAACCAAAAAAATCTTGAGCGCATGCAGTCTCTTTTCATCAACGAGTCAGTAGGGAGAGTTTTAGTTTCGGATTATACTACGAAAGCTGAATTTGTCATCCCACAAATTGGAACTTTGCTTTCCCCGGAAAAATACGAAGTAGTGGAAAGAGATATAAATATCGGACTAAATAATATTTTAGTGGGTGGAGAAAAGTACGCCAATCAGCAAACCAAGACCGAAGTTTTTATGGCAAGGCTAAAACAGGCTAGACAATCTTTTAGGAAAGACTTCTTGATGCCCGAAATTAAAAGGATATCAAAACTTATGGGCTTTAAAAAGTTTCCACAAGCTCATTTCGAAGACACGCCGCTCAAACAGGACTACAACATGCAAAGAATATACAGCAGACTAATTGAGCTTGGCGTGCTTACCCCAGAGGAAGGTATGTTGGCTATTTCGGATAATAGACTACCCGATTCCGATTCGTCTGTAGAGTCCCAAATGGAATACAAAAAGCTCAGAGATAAGGGCTTATACGAGCCGTTGTTGGGAGGACCAGAGACCCAAAAAGAAATGGCAGACAAAACCCAAAAGGGAGCAATGGAGCTTGCTGATAAAAACATTAAGTCTCAAGAAAAAATAGGCAAAGAGAAAGCGAAAGAGGCCGCGAAGGCTCCAAAACTTGCGGTGCCACCTCCCACTGGAGGAGAGCCAGTGGGTAGACCTGCTGGAGTTAGCACCCCGCAACCAAGCGATAGAAAGCCCGGAAAAATTGGAGAGAAACAATCGAAAGCACTCTTCAGTATAGATAAAATAAAAGACAATATGCTTCTCGCAAATAAGCTAGAGGAAAAAATAAAAATAGAACTGAAAAAGAAATTCAAGCTTGAGGAATTGGATACCCCGCAAATGGAGGTGGTCGAAAGCATAGCACAGCTAGTGATTGCAAATGAAAATTCTAAGAATTGGAACAAGGTAACTTATATAAGAAAATATATAAAAAACCCCAAGGACACGAATAAAGAAGCGGTGAACTCTATTAACGAAATAGCATGCGAACATCAAGTTGACTTATATCTGGCAGGAATATTACACGCAAGCAGATCGGAAGTTGACCCATGCCAAGAGTAAGGATAACTTCACAATCTCAGGCTCTGTATGTGGGTCCTGCGCCGTCAACCGGTTATCATTTTATAGATTCCGACGGTAACCCTACCTCTGATCTAGATGCTACTAATTTGCTTAAGCAACTCAACGGCCTTCAATCTTTAGACTATGATATAGTCAATAATAGAATTCCGATAAGCGAACTTGGAACAAGGCAAACCGTAAAAAGAGCTATCATTACGCCTCCCGCTGTTAATGTAAATTTTTCGTACATTGCTTCTGATTTAAAAAATGAAATCAGGATGGGGTTCGATGTCAATTTCCACACTGGATACTCTTGGACAGATCCATTTTACGCAAACAATACTGGGATATTTTGCTTATCCGGAATGCTCAGTAGGGAAAGTTATCCGGTATACAGCGGGTTTAATACCGTGGACGATGGGGTGTTTACATCTGCTTGGCCATATTCGGATAGGGATAAAAGAAATTTGTTTTTAGGCATAGCTCCCGAAGGGGCAGACATGAAAGATATTCCAGACGAGGAATACGAGAAAATACATTGCGTGTCTTTCGGTGACTGCCACTTATCTAGATATGATGTAGAATTTAGTCTCAATAGCCCTATAGTCGTCAACACGTCATATCAGTGTGCGAACATACAGTATCATTCGAGTGGGTCAGGATTTATCCCCGCAATGAATACTACGGATTTTACTCCTGTGAACAATAACATTTTCAAGATTCCAAAGCTTAGGGGTGAAGTGAGCGGCAATGTATCAGGAGTAGCTGAGCCGCTAAGAATAGGAGACATGAACCTCAGAATAACCGCGCCCCAATATGGAACAGAAAAACAAGACATACTAGACGCCGGTATAAATTATAGAGATCTCAGCATCCAGAACGCATCCATCTCAATCGAAATAAATAGATACGCATGGAAAGGACTGGGTCATAAGCTACCTATAGACCGACCCGTAAAATACCCGATTACCGTAACCACTAAAATAAAGGGACTGGTGGGGGAAACCCAAACAGGCGATTTATATAATTTTATATCAAAAGATTACCCATATGATTTAATATTTGAATGTAAGGCTCCTACGATGTGGTGTCCGGGTTTTGAACAAGACGTAAGGGTCAGGTATGATGTTATCGGGTCGAATTTAGATAATTTTTCTTTTACAAACCAAGTGAATCAAGGGAGAGAGGTAGAGCTAAATTATGTAACTGATGTAGCAGAAGGAGTCGGAGGTAAAGGTATTTTCATGAGCGGTATGGTGTTCGAAACGGGATTTGCCTTCTCTGGTTTTAACTTTTAGGGTGTAATAAGGGAAGCATGCTAGAACTGTTAATTTTAAGTCTTTTGGTGAATGCTAGTCTAGGTTTTTGGGTCTTAAGCCTCAGAAACCTCGTAGACAGAGTACACCCTCGCTTTCTTCAAGCCGCCGAAAGACGAAATACAAGAGGGGTGACGTTTAGGAAAAAGGCTAAAAAATAAAGGTTAATCATGGAAGAACAAAACGATAATTCTATAAAAATAGACGTACCCCTAGAGGGTCAAGCCGGACAAGGGGTAGTCGGCTACAATAACCCATCTGGACCAGATCTATCCCTGCCAGACATTCCCATGCCTGTTCCACAGTCGGAGCAGACAGTTGAAGTGAAGGACGAGATTGATGTGGCATTCAAGTTCGCATTTATTGGCTCTGGACAAGGGGGGTCAAGAATAGCTGAGACTTTTCACGGTTTGGGTTATAGAAAAATTGCGGTTCTAAACACTGCCGAGCAGGATTTGAATACGGTTAATTTGAACAATAAACTTTGCATTGGCGAAGGGGGCGCGGGGAAAGATCCCGAAGTGGCCAAAAAGGTATTCGCAGAAAGAAAAGAAGATGTAATAGATTTCATGAGATATTCTTTCGGCGAAGAGCTCGATAGAATTATGGTTTGTGCAGGCGCTGGTGGCGGAACCGGAGGTGGCACTGTGGTGCCATTGGTTCGCGCTGCTAAAGAACTACAAGAGACACTTGGATGCTCCACTTCTAAAGTAGGAGTGATCTTAGCTTTGCCGAAAGCTTCAGAAGGCAAGAAGGTCAACGCTAATGCTCATGATTGCCTAAAAGAAGTCTACGCGTTAGTTAAGGAGGGCGTGGTTTCTCCTTTGGTGGTTATCGACAACGAAAGGATAGGAAAAGTATACCCGAACCTTGTGGTGTCAAATTTTTGGCAAACCGCTAATATGAGTATGGCTGGACTTTTCCATCTATTTAATTTGACTGCGGCTAGAGACAGCTCTTATACCGCATTTGACGCGAATGATTATAAGAACGTCCTAGACTCAGGGCTCATGGTTTTTGGAGCAGCGCCAGTTTCTGATTGGGAAAATCCCGTCAGTATTTCTAGGGCCGTAAGAGACAATTTCAATAGTGGAGTGCTGTCTGGAGGAATAGACTTGTCTACTGGCAATTGCGCTGGAGCAATTGTCGTTGGGGGGCAGAGACAATTAGATAATATACCTCAAGCTAACCTAGACCAAGCCTTTGACCAGCTGTGTCGGATGCTTTCCGCTGGAAACGTTGTGCACAGGGGGATTTACTCCGGGGATAAAGATAGCCTCACCGTATTTACAACAATTGGTGGCTTAGCAAGCCCTGACGAAAAACTTAAGGAGCTTAAGAAGCTCGGAGTATAAATTTGGTATTTTTCACAATTACCATTTATAATTAAACAGATAAAGGAACAATATTATGGCAGTAAAAAAGAACGATGTGAAGCCGGGTTGGAAAACTACGGAATTTTGGATTACAGTGGTAGTGGCCTTGGGGTCATTGCTCTGGGGAGCAGGGGTGCTGGATCCCTCAGGTACTGGAAATGTAAATCACGCCTTCGGGCTTGTGGTCTCTGGGCTTAGCGCTCTTGGATACACAGTGTCTAGAGGTCTCGCCAAGAAGGGTTAATCCACAATGACTTGGCTGACGGCACTAATAAAAGCTGTCTTAGAATGGCTGACGGCGGAAGTGAAGAAGGACACTAAAGCTTCAGACGCGGATGATATACCTCAGTCACTGAAGAATAAGTGGCGGCAAAGGATTCAAGACCAGCTTGACAAACAAAAGAAAAATGATGAAAAGTCTACTGAAAAACCTAACGATTCTTAGCTTCGCATTACTCCTCATGGGGTGCGGAAGCACTCGCGTCGTGTTCGTAGATACGCAGGCAGATTTAGTCAGGATTGGCCCTGACTTTCCGGCAGGAAAAGTATATGTTCTCAAAAATGGAGAATGGGTACTTAGTAAGAATAAAGTTAAGCTGCCAGAAGGTTGGTATGCAGGGGGTATACCCAAGGACTAATCCCACGTAAAAAGCTTTTAAGGCTGCGCGAGGCTATGCGGGTGTAAACACTTGCGTAGCCTTTTTTTTTAAGGTCACTTGGAGAAACACATTATGAGTGAAGAAAAAAGAACAAAAGAAGAAGTCAAAGCCGACCTTAAAATTAAAGAGGTGGAGGTGTTAAAAGCTGAATCTGAAATAAGAAGGCAGGACGCGGAAACAAGAAAACTCCTTTCCGAAGCGGGAAAATGCGAGATCGAGTATCAAAAGGCCTATGTTTCAAGACAAAAAGAACTAACAACCGACGAGGAGAATCATCTTTATAGATTCAATAAAGACGTTAACTCTAACTCTGTACAGTCGTGCATGGGCAAGCTTACGCAATGGCACCGCCTAGATCCAAAATGTGATATGGAGATTATTTTTTCCTCCCCCGGGGGCAGTATTATCGATGGTTTTGAATTATTTGATTTTCTTCAAGAAATGAGATCCCAAGGACACAAAGTTATAACTGGCTCTTTGGGAATGGCCGCGTCTATGGCTGGTATCCTTCTACAAGCTGGGGATGTCAGATGGATAGGTCACCAAGCATGGATGATGATTCACAGAGCGGCTTTCGGGGCAATCGGTAAAACCTACGAAGTAGAGGACGAGGTGAAACTGGTTAAAAGAATTGAAGAGCGTTGCCTCGATATTTTCGTTTCCAGATCTAAGCTAAGTAAGCAAAAAATCAAAAGAAACTGGGATCGCAAAGACTGGTGGATAGACGCAGACGAATGCCTAGACTCAGGGCTAGTCGATGAAATCAAAGCCATGATGCCTGAACACATAACCAGCAAAAAGAAAAAGAAAAAGTGAAAAAAAGCTCTTTCAAAAAAAAGCCGCGTAAGAAAAAAGACGGCAGCTGGGACACCACCGACCTTTACAAGAACTCCGATAGGTACCCTTTCGATGTAGAGTGGGTAAAAATCTTCAACCCAGTAGAGGGTAGGGATCAAATCGTATTTCTTTATGCTGATAAGAAAACGAAAAAAATTGTAAAGCACAGAATACTTAGGTAATAAAATCGTGTAAGGTTACAGCATGCCAAAGCCACATGGTTGTAGCTGGAGGAGATACCCTCCGGAAGATAGGACCCCGCAATTTTTCATTGTGGTATTTATACTTTGTGTATTTATTCTCATTTTTGGGTTTATTTGTGTAAATACAAAAGATGAAAGCCCTGAAAATCATAAGGGAGAAAACTGGAAATCTCCTGAAACGGACATCAAACCTCCTAAACGATAACATAAAATCTATATATGCAGTGCTAGTTACTGTGGTCCTTTTTGTGGGGATAGGATTAAAATATCAGACCGACTACACAATTAACCTTTTAAAAATCCAGAAAGACGTCGTCGGTATTCAGGGGAGGCTCAATTCAGCTAAACAAATTAATAAAGAACAATCAGATTTTATTGATCTCCAAAGCGAAATGAATTACAGCCTAAGAAAATCAAATTCTAATCAGCAAGACGCCTTACAACAAGCTAGCGAGGGTATTTACGAACTTTCTGTCGAACTCACCTATCAAAAAGCAATGGTTCAAAAGCTAGTAGAATATTTAAAAAGCATGAAAGAATGGCCGCCTAAAATAGCGCCTCCTGCTCGGCCTCAACCAATCGACCCGGACAAAGCGACATAGGAAAACCGCAATGAAAAAACTTGCGATCCTCGACGAGTCACGGTCTTACAGGTGGTGGGACAAAGAAAAAACCACCCACGCTTTCCAAACTAAAAATGGGGACTGGTGGATTACGCGCCCAGAGAAGGAGCCTTCTCAAAAGAAAAAGCTCGTTACAAAGAAAAAAAGTGAACCTACAGTTTGTGACAGCAGAATCA